GACGCAGAATTTAGTAGATAAATGCTGAATTCATCAGATAAATACAGGATACGAAAGAGTTGATATAGAAAACGTTAGAGAAAATATAGTTATGAATAAAACGGTGATTTTACATCATGGTTTTTGATAAATATCTGAATATCAGCTATATATATCTAATGTGTTGATGTATAAGCACTTATCTTCGTGCTAAAATTTTACGTTTGACACGTTAAATAGGACATGTGTAATGTAATGTTGCAAAACAGTTGCAAAAAAAATATGGTAATATGGCAACATTTAAAGTGGTAGTTTCAAAGAAACGTTCTGATGGTTATTATCCAGTTTACATTAGAATACTGCATAACCGTCAAAAGTTGGTAGTTAAGACCGATAAGTTTGTAACAGACAAAGGATTGGTTAAGGGCACGAAAGAGGTGAAGGACTCATTCGTGCTCGCAGCCTGTATGAGCCAAATAAATGTCTGGGTTGACAAATTGAACAGACTTGATATAACTGACTGGTCTGTTTATAAGGTTAGAGATTACCTTTTGACTTCTGCACAGGATATTTGTTTTTCTGAATTTGCTCGTTCTTATCTTCAATCACTTTCTTTGCAGCCTTCATCACGCCAAATTTATGAAAGTGCTTTGAAACATTTGGAAAACTTTGCTGGTACTGATAAGGTAATGTTTTCGCACTTAACTGTACGTTTTCTGACAGCATGGATGAAAACCATGGAGAATAAGCCTAGTAGCAGAAATTATTATCCTTCTTTGGTTAAGCGTATTTATTTGGAAGGTATCAAGAAATTTAATGATGAGGAGGCAGGTCTTATGCCAATAAAATTCAATCCTTGGAATAAGATAAAGATAGAGAAAAAAGCAGGTCCACACAAGCGTGCCATCACACTGGAGGAGTGTAGAAAGTTTTTTGCCGTTACTCCTGAATATCCACGGCAGCAGTTGGCTCTTGATGTTTGCAAGATGATATTGTGCTTGGCTGGCATCAATGTAGCTGACCTCATGAAAATGAAAAAGGTGGACTATTATGATGGAATCTTGCACTATGAGAGAAAGAAAACAAGTACGCGTCGTTATGATAAAGCGTATATAGAAATGAGAGTGCCGGATATGCTTTTACCAACCTTGGAGAAATATTTTTCTGAGGAAAGTGACCCTTATCTATTTATTTTTCATAAAATGTATTCCACTAATCGTTCTATGGATACGAATTTGATACATTTTATTAAAGCTATCTGTAAGAACTATTTGGGTATGCCTGATGATAATTTTTATACTCCTTATACATTCCGGCACACTTGGGCCACAGTAGCCCAGAATGATATTGGTGCCAACTATGCAGAGATTGGCTTTGCTCTGAATCATGCAACAGCTCATAGGATAACAAGCGGATATGTGAAGCCAGATTTCTCTAGGGCTTGGGAACTGAATGAGAAGGTGGTGGAGAAGGTCTTCTTTACCAATGATCCAAGCAGGCGAATGCAGGAGTATCATGTGCCTGAATTTGAAAACGTAGAGGAAATTTTTGAACTCTGTGCTGATGCATACTTCATGGGCGAGGTTGTGGCTCATGTGGATGGCAAGGGCTACAAGAACACAGATGAGATAATAGAGCAGCTCATGGCCAGCATAAATGATACTGTTCCTAAGAACTGCACGATACAGATTAAGGTGAAGAATATCACCAAGAACCAGACGAAGTACTTTGAACGAGTCAGGGACATAAAATAGCTATTTTATGTTAATACAGGTTAAAATTGACCCAATATAAGTTAAAATAGAGCGTTTTTGCTCGATAACCAAGTCAAGGGTAGTCTTCTCTAAAGTTGAAGAAAATTTAGAGAGGGCTACCCATTTTTTATAATTAGCTATTATTAACAATTTTGAGATTTTTGATGTTGATAGTGGTTTCTTGTTTCTCAAATTTCTCTTCCAACTGCATGAAAGATTCCTCTACAGATAAGTTTCTGGATTCATCATTATTGAACGATACAGACTGGAGTTTTGGAGCCACGTATGGAAGGAACTTTGCCACCATCGCCAGACGTCCGGCAGGCTCGTCAATCTGCATGAGATCCGTGAAAAGTGAATAGTTCTTCTCATTGATACCATTGATGTAGCCAGTAAGGGCATCACGTAGGCTCTCACGAACACTTTTGGTAACCTTATTAGGTGTGCCAGCCTTACGTCCGCCAGTCTTCTTCCTCTTTGGCTTCGGCTCATTATTATTGTCTTGTTTTACTGCCATATTCTATTGATTTTTAATGTTTACTGATAGTTTTCGGGTGCAAATATAGGAAGAAATTACGAAACTTGGTGTTCAAGTTGCGGAACTTATCACAGATAGGTAAGAAAAACGCATTACTTTTGACCAGTTTAAACATTAAAATTCGAATTTTATGGGATTAATTGGAAAAATTGTTGGTGGGCTTAAAGGCTCTGCTGGCGGACTTTTAGGTGGTGCAATCTCTGCTGTAGGCGGTTCCTTAGCAGCTAAAGCAAGAAACAAGGGATATAATGATTATATCAACATGTTTCAAGACCGTATGCAACAGGTGAAGGATCATCGTGATAACTTGTATTATCAGGACCCTACTCAATCTGCGGAAAATCAAGTAGCCGTAACCAATGCCCAGAAGGTATTGGATAATGCAACAGCAACCGCAAAGAATACCAATATTGTTAGTGGCGGTTCTGATGAAGCGGTTGCGCTCAGTAAACAGGCAGCCCAGGAGCAGGTGGGTAATATCATGCAGCAGGCGGCTGTGCAAGGTGCTCAGACCAAAGAAAATGTGTGGAATACTGCTGATTCGCAGATAGACCAGATGACTAACTACATCGCCACTGCCAAAAAGGAGAAGGCTCTTTCTACAGCACAGGGGATTACAGATGCCACTGGTGCATTGGCTGGAGCTGCAAGTAAATTGCCAATTTAAGGAAGGAGGTAATTATGGGATTTACATTAGATGATTTAACTCCTAAACGCCCGGCAACAGCAGCAACTCCTATTACTGATTTTCCTGATGATAATGCGGTGAAGCCGGAGGTTGCAGTACCTGTTCAGACAACTGATACAGAACCGGGAAAGGGTACAGCCATAGATACTACAGGTATTACTGGGAATGGTGGTAAGGAATCTTTTGCCCAGCAGCCAACCGAGGAAGTTACCAAGGTGGAGCCTAACCAAGGTATCAAGATAGACTGGAGTAGACCTTATAGCGAGATAGAACAGAATCCTATCTTGCAGCAGATGAAGCCTTATGACATTATGAGGGATTACCAGAAGAATGGTGATGGAAACTGGTCTGCCTTCATGCCTTGGCTTTCTTCACTTGGTGATGGAGATAAAACCGTAGCTGCCAATGAAGCCTTGAAGAAGAAAGCGGAGAGGCAGGCCAAGATGGAGCAATGGGGAAATCTTTTTATGCACTTGGGTAACTTTTTTGGTACAGTTCAAGGTGCTCCATCGCAAAAAATAGAATCTGCACAAGAACTTACTGATCGCCAACGCAAGATAAGAGAGGCTACGGATGCTCTTCGTCAGAAAGGCTATGACCAAATGATGGTGAATATCTGGAAGGACCGTCAAGACAAGCAGGCACAGATGCAGGCAGAGGCTGCTGCAAAGGCAAATGAGAAACTAGCTGAATATCGTGAATCACAGAAGAATCAAACGGATTCTCTCACTCCTGTAAAGGTCGAAGAAGTGATTCAATCTACAAGACAACATTCTTCAGCTGCAGACTTGAATGAATCAAAGAAGAAGACTGAGGATGATTTGAGAGGCAAGAAGGGAAAATTGCTTGACAATCAAGCTGATGCTGCAGCTGCAAGGGCAGCGGATAGCCGTTCTCATGTTGCCGTGAATAATTCTACGACAGCAAGGAACAATGCTCAGACGCAGAAGACAAACAGGGAAAATGCTGATAACAAGGAAGCGGACGATTTCAATACCAACTATGTGAACGACCCTGTTTTCAAGAAGCATGTGAATGAATGGGCTATACACAATGGCATGAACATCGGTGGCAATACTGATGGCAGAGGTGGAACGTGGGCTAACGAGAAAAACCGCCAGCAGGCATCCGCTTACGCTAGGGCAAAGATGAAGCATGACCGGACTCCTCCTTCACGTAGAGGTGGAAGTAAAGTACCTCCTTCACGTAGAGGCGGAAGTAAGGTTCCACCATCGAGAAGAAAGTAATAATCATTAAATAATCAAGATATGTTTGACGAACGAGACAGAAAGTATTTCTATGATGAGTTCAAGAACAATGGCTATGAGGTAGGTAGCTATGATGACTTTAAAAAGGACTTGAACAACAAGGAAGATCGTGACTGGTACTACAATGAGGCAAAGAACATGGGGTATGATGTGGGAACACAGGCAGACTTTGACAAGATGGTGCTGGAGCCAGCTCCATCTACTTCTGGTGGTGGTAAGCAGGTAGATGCTTCTGCTACGACTCAGAGTGTAGAGCAGAAGGCTTCTACTGAGACTAAGCCGCAGGTGGCTCAACCAGCAAAGAAGCAGGAAACAACAGACAAGGAGCCTGGGCTTATAGCAAAAGTTTTGGATATGATTCCTACTGGTGTTCAGACGAGCAACGGAACATATCAGCCATCGCCAGCGATTTCTCAGCCTGTTGTAAAAGGTGAGGAAATGCCTGTGAAGGAAGAAGCTTCTTCTTCATCATCAGCTAATACGGCTCCTGTTACAACACCAACTGGTGTGGTGAATAATGAGGGGTTGATGGATGCCAAACTTGCCAACTATATTGAGAACTGGAAGCAGAGACCGGATAAGGAGGGCGATTACTTTGCGAATATGGTTGCCGACTTGTTGGCTGATGGTACTGCCAATAGCAATGAGGAGGCAGTGAATATGGTGATGCCTGCTTTGTACAGATATGCCAACCGTTCTGCCATGGACGTTACCAACCAGGTAGTATCTTCTTTGCCTGATGATACGGTGCAGGATGCTGAGCAGAGTATCGGGGCGCAATGGTATAGCCATGGCGTGCAGGATAAGTTGAAGCAGGAGGCAGACAGCATGGGTATCAGCTATGATGACTATGTAGGACAGTTCCTGAAACCAGCTATGGTACAGAGTTTGGTTAACAAGTATGGCCCGAACTATCGTGACATCGCTGAGGGTATTGCTACACGCCTCTATTCTCATGATGAGCATGTGCAGGACAGACTGATGAACCAGGACATCAATGATGCGCTTTCTGACGTTATCAATAAGTATGTGAATCCATCTGTAGTGGATGAGTATAACAAGGCTCAGGAGGCAGGTAGCAAGGCTTTCAACGAAGGTATGGAAGGAAGTCAGTATATTCCGGCTAATCTTCGTCTGGGTACAGCACTTGGTGCTCAGTATGAGGCAAACGAGGCTAAGGATCCTGCAAAGATGCTTTCTGGTTTGCAGCAGAAGTTTGGCAATCTCTACCGGAATCCGAAGTTCCTGAACGATATGAGCAATGCGGCATTTAAGGTGATGCAGCGATATGGATTGAATGGCACTCTGAATGGTGATCCTAAGCAGTTCAAGCCGATGATCAATTCTGTTCTTAAAAATGAACTCGATCAGTTGGAGATTAAGGGTATGATGCCTAAGGGTAGTGCAGAGTACATCATGAAGACTGGTTTGGGTAACACTATTGTGGGCAAGATTACTCGCAAGGCTATGCAGACGGACTACCAGAACTGGCTGGAGGATATTGCCAATCAGCAGTATCAGCCGGGCTTCTGGGAGAACGTGGCTAGCGGTGCTCTGACCTTTGCTGGTGATGCCTGGAGTTATTGGTTGCCGGGAGCTGCTGGTGGCAAGTTGACTAAGAGCATGGTAGCCAAGGCAGAGGGTAAACTGGCTGGTGACCTCATGGCTAAGGGTATGGAGCGCAAGATGGCTGAGCGAGCTGCCAAGGTACTTATTGGTAAGAGTAAGGCCGAGGCTTTGAAGAGTGGAGCCGTGCATGGTGCTGTTACCTTTGGTGGTCAGTCGGCTATTTCAAAGCCTATTGATGAGGTTTATCGTACTGGTCAATTTGATGAAAATGGCAAGATTTACAATCCTTCCGTGGGTAAGGTTATCGCTAATACTTTGGGCGAGGTGGCTAAACAGACAGCCGTAGGTGCTATCATGCAGGGTGGAACCATCGCTAACATGGTAGGTAAGGGCAGAGGCTTGGCTACCAATATTCTTGCTGATGTTGGTGGTAAGGTTGTGGATTCCGGTATTATGACCAGTCATCAGATGCTGGAGCGCATGGCGCATGACCCTAACTTTAAGCCTACAGGTAAGGATGCTGCCGAGAGCTTCCTGGAGAGCATGGCGAACCTTACAGCTATCGGCTTGCCGGGCATGGTGGGCAAGTATGCCCGATTCAAGGACGCGAGGGAGTTTAACAAGAAGTTTGACTTCACAGATCAGGATATTGCCGAGTTGAAGCGATTCGGCTATGATGGTCTTCGTGATGCCTTCGAGAAGGTGGGCATTGGGGAGTATGCCGTGGAGGGTGAGAACGCTCAGCGACTTGATGGACAGCTTACACAAAAGTATATGGACCTGATGAACGACAAGAGCGTGCCGGAAGTTTTGAAGGCTAAGATGATGGCAGTGGTGGAAGGCAAGCGCCCTTCTTCTTTCTCTCCTGTAGTAGATTCCGTCATCGTACAGCCTATGGATAATGGCGGCAAGGTTTATCTCGAAACATTGAATAAGGATGGCGGTATCATTGACAGAAAGGAGTATTCTTCTCTTGATGAGGCTCAGAAGGCAGATAAGAAACTGGAGTATGAGAAGACTCTGGGTTTGGCTTCTGTGCTGGAAGGTGAGTTCCACAATGAGTTTACGCAGGAGCATCTTGAAGGCTTATACAACAAGGCAGCCCAGAAATATAATATGGGTGAGAAATTGACAGATGAGGATAAGGCAGCGGTTTATCTTCATCAGAATGCTGGTGCCATCAAGGAAATCATGGATAAGCAGCAGAAGGGTATTATCCTTACTGATGAGGAGCAGAAGCAGATTAATGCCTATCGTCATTATTATGACAGTGCTTTGGAGAACAGTTCTGTGATGAGGGAGTTTGTCAACACGTTTGAGGATTCCAATGGCGTGGCGCGCGGTACACTTCGTAAGGCTTTGGAGTCGAAAGATAAGAAATATGCACCTTTGGTGGAATCTTATCTTAAGGAGCTTTACAACTCCATCGAACTGAAACGTGAAATGAAGCAGACGATGGATGATCTCTATAATACTTCACATGGTAATGAGCAGAAGAGGATTGAAGGCGGAAACCCGGTATCTCCTGTTGAGGGTTCTGCTGGTGGCCAGGAGCCTCCAGTTTCAGAGGGACCTGCTTCGTACCAAGACCGTACCAAATCCGTACCAACTCCGAGTGATGCAGAAGTTGCTGCAAACCCTGCAAACGTTTCAAACTCTTCTGCTGAGGGTGCAAGTCCTGAGACAAAGGTTGCAGGCTCTGATGCTTTTGTTATGGGACAGAATGCCTATAAGAATGGGGATTCTGAGGCTTTGCAGGCTATCGATTATAATAGTGATTTAGCTACAGGACGTTTGAAGCGTGCTTTTGCTGACAATGAGAAGATGCCTGATATTGTAGCCAATGCCTATAATGAAGGTAGAGATATGGAGCAGTTTGTGGCTCAGCGTGCAAGTAGTTTGACTCCAGCACAAAAAGAGGCTATCAGTAAGTATGTAGAGGCAATGGATGCCAAGAAGGGTACTATTGATGCTCTGCAGCATGCCGATGATGGCTATGGTGAGGCTTTGAAGGAACAGCTCTGGCCATACCAGACGGAAGACGGAAACATCGTGCCAGCTACTCTGGATAGCGGAAAACAGGTATTCCTGAAGAAGGCTAACGAATATGGTGGAGCCTTTGTTGTCGTTCCAGATGAGCAGGGACAGCCTACAATTAAGCAGGTATCTAATGCCGAGATTAGAGAGGTGGGCACTCCTGTTCCTCTTGATGAATACATTGAGAGTTCTTTGGCTCAGCAGAAGGATGCAAGAAATAAGCAGTTTATCAGCCAGTTTGATGGCAGCGGTTTGAAGCCGAATGACCAGGTTACAGTTGCCATGGAGGAGGGTGATGCTAATATCAACATGACCTTTGCCGGATATAGCGAGGACGGAAAGATTGTGCTTACTGATGGTAAAGATTATCTTCCCCTGTCTAAAGAAGAGTTTGCTGCATGGCGCAAGAATGCGCTTGATAACACAATTAATGAGCACTTGGATCGAGAGGATGGTGAGCGTGAAATAGCAGAGTTGAAGCAGGCTGAGGCTGATAAGAAGGAACGATTTGCCAAAGGCATCGTGGGATTGAGCGAGGGACATCCTGATTATTCTTCAAAAGATACAGACGCAAAGGTGGCTGCTGAATATTTGCAGGAGCAGTATGGTGAAGACCATGGCAAACTTTTGAATCTGGTTAATGGCAGCCGTGATGACATCAAGACTCAACTTGCCAACAAGAGGAAGGCTGCTGCTGAATATCAGAACTGGCTTGATACAAATGCCGATCTTGACCCGGAAAAGGCTAAGAAGGTGGAGGATGAGTTGAGTCTGGTTAATGAGCAGATTGCTGATCTTGATGCTCGTTTCAAGAACTGGAATACTATCCGCAACAGCGTGATGACTCCTGATGAGGTGAAAGCAATGACGGAGGAGCGCAAGGCTGAGGTGGAGAAGGCTGGTGTTGATGAAACTGCCATCGTGCCATCTGATGATTTCCATGTGCTCGTACTTGATGATAAGGAATTGAAGAAGCAATATCCAACTATGGATAAGGCTAACGACTATATTACCTCTCAGCGCAAGGACATCTATCATACCCAGGAGGATGTGGAACGCAAGATAAATGGTGTGAATGATATGCTGGATCAGTATATCAATGGCGAAACAGAGCTGGAGCCTAACCAACTTATGGAATTGAATACTACAAAGGCTCAGCTGGAGGCTCTGCAGACTAATTTATCTGTTGCAGCAAAGGGTTTGAAGGCACAAGCTAATAAACTCAACAAACTTTATAAAACAGAAGTTAGCCAGCAGGAAATGGAGGAACTGGGTATGACTCCTTCTGAGCAGCGTAAGGTTCTTGTGTCTGATGCTATCAAGAAGAATGACCTTGGAGCAATAATAAAGATATACAAGGATGCCTCTGTTGATGTTACGGACTTGACTCCTCAGACTCTTGAAGAGGCTGTATCAGAATTTTTGAGTCCTCATAGCTTGAATCCGGAATCTCTTCAATATGAGTTGGGCAAGAGTAATTTTAAGTTTGGTATTGGCAAGGGGTATGATTCTAATAAGTTCAATTATCTTATAGCCAAGAAAGGAACTGGTATGTCGGTTAACGAATTTGCTGTGAAGGTATATAATGACCTTCCTGTAAACTTGCAGGATATGGGATATACCGACCAGGATGTTCGTAATACCCTTCTTGATATGTTCAAGTCTTATGACAGCGTGAAGGAAATGAAAAATGTGGCTCTGATGAACCGCATAGCTGCTGCAGAAGATGAACTTTCAAGCGAGGAAGAGTTTTATGAGGCACAGAAAGAGCGAGAAATTATCGAAAGACAGGCAGAAATTGAGAAATATAAATCGTATATTCACGAAAAAGCGTTATCTTTGCCGTCTGAAAGCGAACTTGATCACATCAATGGACTTGAATTTGACCGTATGATGGAGATTGAGGATCGTGAACGAGAGTACAAACAATATGTCAAATCAATTTTACCAGAATTAGCTGATTATGATGACAGAAGCAATGAAGAAGGATATGGAGGAGGCAGTAGCCTGGGTAGCGACTCTTCACGGAGAGGAGTTGATGAAGGAAATAGCCAAGGCGAAGAAGTTGGTAATGGAGAAGCATCTTCTGAGTCCGAGATTGGAGAAGGCTCTGATAGCGGACGCAAAGGGCGACAAGAGGTTAGCAGCATGGAACCTGGCGAAGGCTCAGCTGTTCGAGGCTCACATATACCGCAAGAAGCATCCTTCGGAGAACGTTTAAAGAGTGCCATTGCCGAAACTGAGACCGAACCTACTGAGGCTCAGAAGAAGGCTGGCAATTACAAAAAGGGTCATTTGTCCTTTGGTGGCTACGATTATACCGTAGAAACACCAAAGGGCGTGACTCGCAGCGGTAAGGACGAGCAGGGCAAGCCTTGGAGCGTGACCATGCACGATACTTATGGCTATATTCTTGGTAAAATTGGCGTTGATGGTGACCATATTGATATGTTCATCAATGACGCTGCAGACCTTGATACTTTTGATGGTAACGTTTATGTTGTTGATCAGGTGAACCCAGAGACTGGTGAGTTTGACGAGCATAAGGTGATGTATGGCTATCCTTCTGAGGAGGCTGCTACAGAGGCTTATCTTGCCAACTACTCCAAGGGCTGGAAGGGACTTGGTAAGGTTACTTCTGTGTCTAAGGCTACCTTTGACAAGTGGCTGGAGTCTTCTGACCGCAAGACTAAACCATTTGCGGAGTATGCTATGGTACAGAAGGAACAGCGTGCTGCTTATGAGGAAGAAATGATGCAAGACGGTGCTCATAGTGAAGCCTTTGACAAGATTGTGGATTTGGCAAAAGAGCAGAAGGAGTACTGGGACTTGATGGAGCAGGGAGAAGTAGATCCTAATGAGGTACCAGAAGTTGATGTTGCTCATGAAATGGATAAACTCTTGGAGACTCTTTCTGATGAGGAGTTCAAGGAAGTGTCTGATGTGTTGTGGAACATGGACGAGGAGTTCGAGTATTGGACTGCAAACGAACATGAGCGTAGGGAAGATTTGGCAGAGCGTAAGAATGCTGCTGCTTATTCCGAGTTCCTGAAGCAAGAAACGAAATCAATTGCTCCTTTTGCTGACGCTTTGAGAAATGCCGTTAATGGCGGTGACAAGAAAGCTATTGCTAAGGCACAGAAGGAACTGACTGATGCCCTGCTCGCAAGCAATCTTGGGCATGGCTATCTATCTGGGCAGTTGGAGTATGCAAAGAGTGCTAAGAAGAAGGATGAATCATATAGCGAGAGGCGAGCCTTCATCAAGCCTTTGACTGATGCTATTAACGCTATTGAGAGTGCATTGGATTCTGCTCTGGCTGATGTAGGGCTTGAAGGTGTTCATGTTGACTTCAAGGAATATGGTTATGGCTGGATTTATGCCGACAAGGGCAGTGATTGGAGAGACAGATTAGAGCCTTTGGATAATGACTACCGAAATGTATCACAATATAGTGATGTGAATCCTATATCGGTACTGCCACAGATTACCATGAATAATGTGAAAAAGGTGGCTGGTATCATCAAGTCTCGAATTGAGGAAGGTGAAAGATATAATTCTGATGAGAATCAAGACGAGAATATTGAGGAGGCTAAGAAGGCAAAGGATAATCTTCCTTTTCACCGTGATGTGAAGGAGGTGGAGCCATCTGAAATGACTGAGGCACAGAAGGTGGCTTATGATGCCGTTTCTACTATGCTTAAGAAGGCTGGCATACCGGTGAAGGTGGTTAGCAATGAGGATATGGAGAAGGTGGCTGAGGCGCAGGATAATCTGAATCTTGCCATGCTGCTGAATCAGCCTGAAATGAGATTTAAGATTAAGACTCCAGAGGAGAAGCTGGCTGCCGAGAATGCTTATAACTTTGCCAAGGAGTTGCGCCCGGATAAGTGGAAGCAGTATGCCGTGGTGGATATGAGCAATCCGATTAAGATGCCGGAATACTTTGAGAAGCAGGAACTGGCTAGAAAGGAGCGTTCTTACTATAATAAACTTATGTGGGGTAACTACAAGGTTTTCAATCTTGATAAGAGTTTTGAGGACAATGTGGCTGGGCTTACTGGCTCATTCCCTTCGGAGTTTGATCCATATAAGATAGATGAACAGACTCGTAAGAAGAATGAGTTGAAAAAGCAGATTAAGGAGACTGAGGATGCTTATAACTCAACTGGGCAGGAACGTAATAATTATCAAATTCAGTTGATGAAGGAGTACATGGATGAGCATGGACTGGATTCTGAAAACGATATTCCTGATGATGTTTGGAATGATTGTAGGAATAAATCCTTTGAAAAATATCAAGATAAACTTGATTCCTTGTTTGCTAAATATAAGGATTTGGATAGACAGTTGAAGGCTATTGCTGAGCCGGGAGTGCAGTATTTGAAGGGCAAGGGTGTGGTTTATGGCTACACTGATGGCAAGGTGATAGTGCTGAACCAGGAGCATCTGAATCCTAATACTCCTATTCATGAGTACCAGCATCTTTGGCGTACTGCTGCCAAGAAGATGAATCCGGAGCTTATAGAGCATGGTGATAAACTCATCATGCAGACCCAGTTGTTTGCCGATTTGAAAGAGGACCCTAACTATAAGCATCTGAGCGATGATGAGATTTGCGATGAGGCTTTTGCTCGTTTGACTGGCGAGGATGGTGCTGCCATCTTGGAACAGATGGCGAAGGATGCCATTAAGGAAAATCCGTTAGACACTGCTAAAGAGCTTACTATCATCAACCGATTAAAGAATTGGTTGAAGAAGTTCTGGTATTGGACTCTTGAAACATTTACGAAGTGGAAGCCTGAGGACATTAAGAAAATGACCTTGGAGGATATTCGTAATCTTGTGCTGAGAGACTTGGCACAGGGAGTGGATCCACGTAACGTGAAATCTCGTATGACTAAGGATGAAGCCGTTTCCTTGCGTAAACAGATGGCAGATAATGCTGAGCAAGAACGGATTCTAGAGCATACGGAAGAGAACTGGCTGAAAGAATTTGGCAAGAATAGCCGTGTTACTACTCCTATTGGAAGTATCAAACTTGGTGAAAACCAATATAAGAAGGCAGGAAGAAACGACCGAATCAAAAGATTTGGTCTGTTGAAGCCTACCTTGGAGCGTCCTGACGTTATCTTGGAGAAGTCTGCACCAAAAGAAGGTGCGGAACGACAGACTAAATATCTGTTCATCAAATCCTTTAAAAAGGCTGATGGAAACAAGATTCTGAACTATGAATCCATAACAGTAAAGCAGGGTGAAGAGGAAGTGGCGATTAGCGCACATCAAATAGATCCTTCGAAAGTTGTGAAAGAATTGACGGAATCAAAAGTGCTATGGAATCGTTTCAGAGGCGATTCTAATTCCTTGGGCGAGAATCAAGGTTCGGCATTAACTCCATCCGCAAATAACCCAAGCGGAAAGGATAGCGTCCTGAATCCTCATAGCGATGCAAAGATAAGAAATAATATCGAAACTGCCAAGGGAAATGGTGGAAATTTATCTGTGGAGGATAAAATAAAGGCTGTATCTCGGCAATTTGGTGTAGATGAGGCAGATGTGGCGATGTATGCCAATGCTATTAAGAAGGGTTCTACTGCTGAGGCTGCACGTGCCAGAGCCAATATCAAACGCCATCTGTTGCAGGCAAATGAAGATAAGATTTCCTCTTTAAAGGAACTTCTTAAGTACACTAAGCCTGTAAATGAAGCCTTGAAGGAGAACTTTGGTGACGTTGATGCCATGATAGAGGAGCGCAAGAAACAGGTGGAGGCGCAGCGTAACGCCATGGAAGCCGCAAGAAAGAGAGCTGAGGAAGAGGAAGCCAAGCGCAAAAAGCACTTGGAGGAACTTTCTGTGATTCCTGATGATCAACTTGATAAGCAGTATATGGATGCACTTGCCAAGGGTGATGATGCTACAGCCAGGGAAATGCTTGATGAGGCTGCCAGACGCAAGGGCTATGATGATACAGAAAGTTCATATCAGGGTGTAGGCGCATGGAAAGCACCGGGAAACCCTGGATATGAAAGCGACAAGGCGAGACGTGATGATTGGGAATCCAGTGGCTCGGATGTGAACCTGGAGGATATGGCTTTGGGCTATACTCCTCAGCCGGATGATTACTTCTCTCACCCTGAGCGTTATTCTCAGAACACTCCTCATGGATTGGAATCTGTGAAAGCCATCAATGAGGCTATTAAAGCCATTAAGAATGGTGAGAAGGATGTTAAGGTAAAGGTTTATCGTGCCGTTCCTACTTCGGTTAAGGAAGGCAAGTTGCGTAATGGTGACTGGGTTACTCCTTCTAAGAAATATGCCGATATTCATGGAAATAATCGACTGGAAGGCAAATATCGTATCATCGAGGATGAAGTGCCTGCAAATCAACTGTGGTGGGATGGCAATGATGCTAACGAGTTTGGCTTTGATGATGGCAAGGCGTATAAATACAAGAATGCCAAGAATAACAGAAAGTTGAACGACCTTGTTACCTATGATGATAAAGGTGACGTTATTCCTCCTTCTAAGCGTTTCAATTCTCGCAAGAGCGATATTCGCTTTATGTTTGGTGGTGAGAAGGGCGCTGCAGAGGCTGACAAGGCTGAGGAAAAAAACTATCGCATGGATAACTTGAAGGTGGCAGAGGAGATGGAACGAGGCAAGAAGGATGCCAAGGTCATCAAGCTGGCTACCGGCTGGGAACGTGGTGCTGATGGCAAGTGGAGATATGAAATGCCGGATGCCAAGATCAAGGATATGAAGGATATTGGCGGTGGAAATATTGTTAAGCGTTTTGAAGATGATATGCTTTGGAATGATGGTAAACTTACTGATGTCATTGATGCGCCTGGACTCTTTGAGGCTTATCCTCAGTTGAAGGATGTGCGTATTGATACGGATGCCATTATGAACGATATGCCTTCAAATGGTGTATATAATGCAAAGACCAACACCATTACCATTCATGCTGATGAGCTGAAATATATGAATAGTATTTTGAATCACGAGATTCAGCATGCTATCCAGTATATAGAGGGCTTTGGCAAAGGAGGATCACCAGAACAAATGGAAAAAGAATTTAAGGAAGCGCAAGACGAGTGGAAGGCACGTGCTTATGCTCATGAATTGGAAGAAAAGGCCAAGGAAATGGGAGGTGAGTATAATCAATCGGAGGTAGAAAAAGCCCTTGTTGAGGAATATAAGGATTTAGATATGTCTGATGAACTTCCTGATAAAGAGACACGTATTAAGGGTTTCAATTACTTTGCACGTGGCTATGCAGATAGAAGTATGGATGATGCCATCAAACGTTTTCGCCTGAATGAAAGTACACGCTCTGACTTTGATTCTTACAAAGAATACCTAAAGTTGGCAGGTGAGGTAGAATCGAGAAATGTGGAGAAGCGATTGGGCATGACTGATGAGGAGCGCAGAAACTCATTGGCTGAGGAGACTGAGGACGTGAACCGTGACGAGCAGATCGTGATGAATGGGAATGATGCTAGCTATAGCATCGTGAAAGACCCTGAGACCATCAAGAAGCTGGATAAGGAAGATACGGTGAAGGTTTATCGTGCCATGCAGGTAGGCGAGGATGGAAAACTCTATCCACCGATGGCTGCAAAGGTGAAGGGCAAGTTTGTGGAACCTATCGAACTCGGTAAATGGGAACAGGCAGACGAGCGACCAGAGCTTGCTGATGATAAGGGTATGTTTACTCTTAACAAGGGCAATGGAAAGTCTCTTAAGGCAGCTTACAATCCTTATCTTCATACTTCTCGCACTCCACTGAATGACCAGTTTAGCGAGGCTCAGAATCGCCCTAATATCGTGACCGTAGAGGTTGAGGTGCCAAAGAGCGAGCTGACCAGTGGCTACAAGGCTGATAAAGCCAAGGATGCCGTGGGTGAAGTAGAGTGGAAGGCTGGTATCATACAAGGACAGCTGACAGGCAAGCGAAAAGTGGTGCTTTCTCGTTGGGATAAGCCTGTGCGTATCGTGCCTGACAGCGAGGTGGCTGATGTTATCGTCAATGATATGTTCAAGGGCAAGAATATCACTATGCCTTCGAATGTGGTTACTCCAAGTCTGAGAAAAGAGTTGGAAAAGCGAGGTGTGCCGTTTGTGGAGACCGATAACAGAGGCAGAATCGTAGGAGGCGAGAATGATGGGGTGCATTATTCCAAGGTGTATGGTAAGAATCATAGAGAAAAAGGGTATCGAAGCATCTTGAAGTTCTCTCTTGGCGACAATGGCACGGATGTTGCTGAAGGAAATGGTGATAGTATAAACAAAAATCCAAATAAAAATGTTATCACCAGAAGAATTGGAAGCCGAGAACAGGCGCAAAGAAGAGTTAATGAAACGTTGGGCGCAGCAGCCTCTGACTTACAAAGAAGTCTTGGAGCAACAGCGAAGGAACAACGCCCAACTTGGAATCGTAGATCCGCTCTTGGATATGTCAGAAGAAGAGCGGAGGAGTTATCTTCGCTCCTTACAGAAAAAGACCTCAAAGAGATCCAGGGGGGCTATATAGGCCACGGTCAAGAGAATTATGTGTATCAGGCAAAGTATGATGACAAGAAAGTTGTTAAGTTTAATGACTTTAGCTTGACGGATAGTTTGTTCCGCATCAATGAGTTCATCGACCGGGTAAATGCTCATAACCAGTTCCAGCCAAAGGACAAATATACTCCAATTGGTTTTGCCTATGATGAAAAAGGCGATTTCTGTATAGTGATGGAACAGCCTTATTTGAAGGGAACTCAACCTACTAGAGAAGAAATCACTCAGTATCTGACAGACCACGGTTTTAAGCTGGATATGATTCAGATTAGTGCCGATGAAGTGGATTTGGGCTGGACGAATGGTGAGTTTGACTTGTGGGATGCTGAGCCAAGGAATGTTATCAAGGACGAAAATGGAGACTTGCATTTCTTCGATACCATGATACAGCATACCTACATACCAAACCACAAGAATCCTTTGCGATTGTCGATGCCATCTATACGTACCTTTGAGTCGCAGGAGATGAAAAATTCTGCAGACAAGGTGAAAAATGTGGCAAATGTATTGGGTGGTGCTGAGGCTGTGACCTATACTTCCAGCGCAGATGTGCCGGAAGAATATCGTGTTGCTATAGAGCTGGGTGCCAAGGGATGGTATGACCCTACTACGCACACGGTGCATGTTTATCTGCCTAACTGTGCTGATGCGAATGAGGCGCAGAGAACCGTCTTCCATGAGAAGATAGGCCATGAGGGTATGGAAGTGCTGCTGGGTGGCGAAGATGAGGTGAGAAAATTCGCTAATTTCGTTTATAATTCTGTCGCAGCAAGCACTCGCGGCAAGATTCTGGAGATAGCCAATGAGTATGATCCGGACTGGAAGAAGCATGACCGCATGAATGTGGGAACGCAGGAGTATATCGCTCGACTGGCTGAGGAGGGTCCTAAGACTGCTGAGGACTTTTCTCTTTGGACCAAGATTAAGCATTATCTTATCAAGGTATTGAAGAAGCTGGGTATTCGTGTGCCGGGACTTCTCAATGACAAGGATTTGAGATACTACCTGATGAAGGCTGGCAAGGCTCTCCATGTATGGGACAATATGCCTAAGGAGAAGCAGGAAGCCATGATGAAGCAGGCTAGCAATGCTGAAATCAAGGATGCGCTATCTAATGGTGCAGGTAAGGGTAAACCACAACCGAAGAAGGGTGAAAGAACGATTCCGTATATAAAACGTGTACAGGAGTGGCGCAAGTGGAAGAATGCACGTGAGGATGAGAATGACCCTGAGCCTCCTATGTTCTATGACTTCGACAAGGATATTGAAGGAAAGAAGGAATGGGAACGCCTTAACAAGAAATGGCGTGACAGCCATCATCTGCAGGGTGACGAAATGCCGATTAAGCCGGAACGCAAGGAAGGTGAGACGGATGAGGAGTTTTTCCCTCGTTACAAGGAATGGGAGAAGTGGAACGATGCCATGGCCGACAAGGAAGACCCTATGCCAGATATGTTTGCCTTCGAAAAGAAAAAGCAGGAGGAGGTGAAACGCAAGTATGAGGACTGGCTGGCCAAACATGATCTACTGGAGCAGCAACAAGCCGATCTGGACTTGTATGAGGGCAAGATTTACCCAGCAGAGACCAATCCGAAGGCTGATGACCTTGAACAGCAGGTGATGCAGGACTTGGCTGAGGTGACCAGTACCGATGTGAGCAAGGAGGGTGCAGCTCGTAGCGTACATGATGCTGTTATCTATCGTAGAAAGAATATAGAGAGTGCATCTGCAGATGATGCTATCTTTATTAATAGCGTAAAGCAAGAACTTAACAAGATGGCTAATGCTAGCTATCTTGGAAGAAAGGCTAATGCCATTGCTGATGCCGTTAAAGAAACAGTAATAGGCAAATCTCCAAAGACTCAGGCAAAGAAAATGGCTGAGGCTATACCTTATATTATAGAGGCTCCTAGAAGAATGCGTGATATTGCAGATGAGATGAATGCGGTTGGTGCTTTTGAAAACGGACATATTCATGTGACCGCAAAAGATATTGATGCTATTCAGCCATTTACAGATGAGTTGAGAGTTTTAGCTTCAAAGAGTCATAAGATAGAAAAGGATGGCAAGGAAACTATTGTTTATGACGATGTCCCTTCTATGACAGAAGTCGCAAGTAAAATGGCTAAAGCAATCAACGACAATCATGTTGGAGAGGAAGGTTTCGTGCCTGTAGATGGTACGGACATCTTAGCCGAGCATGTATTACCAGTTGTATTGAAGCGTATTGTTCCAGAAGGTGTTGAATATAAGAATCTGAGTGAAGAAATGCAAGCTCTCCTTGATAAAATCAGAGAATGGTATGATAAGACGTTCACTTGGTTAAAAGATAGTCATACTGTGAGAGAAGACGTAGGCTATACAAATGACTATGTAAACCATCGGTGGGACAAGAAAAAAAGCGATGACAAGGCTTATGCTGATTTGGTGGAAGGCAGACAGCGTACAAAGAGTCCTAATGAAAAGCCTCGAAAGGTAAGTACTTATATGGAAGGTGTTGATGCAGGACTTGTGCCTAAGACAACTGACATTACTGACTTGTTGGGCTATTATAGCCAAAGTAACATAGAGGCATTCGCAAACAAGACGTTCCTTCAAGAATTGAGTGGAATCAATGTGATAGAACGCAACAAGGATGGCGAGATAACCAGTAGCATGCCGCTATTGTCCAGTATTCAGCCAAAAGAAATGATGGTAGATGAGAACAAATATACACCTTATGTTGTTCCTGGTATTAATACCGTTTGGGTTTACAACCAAGGTAAGATATTCAACAAATCTGCCGAGGATTGGTTTAATGCTGCATTTGGTACCGTAAAATTGCCAAAAACACTAAAAGGTATCAAGAATGCCATGAGTATAGCAAAGACCTTGGAACTTGGGTTTTCTGGATTCCATGCTGGAGCTTTGACTGAGGTTTATGCTGTTCAAAACTCAGCTGAGTTCGGACCAGCTAAAGCAATGGCTTACTTTATGAAGTATCTCATTGCTGATACAGCCAAAAATCATCAACTTCCAGCCTTTGCAAATCCGGATGTGTTCAAGGAAGCTGCAAAACATTTGGTTAAGTTTGGTTCTACTTCTGACTATGCAACAGCCGATATAGAAAACCTCTATGAAAAGGTGCATTCTTATGTAGCAAGACTTCATTCTAAGTTAGTTGAGGGTAATGTGGCAATGAAAGCAGGTTCTTCCGTAACCTTCCCTTTGGAGGTGGCAACAGAGTTGTTAAAGATGTCCCAGAAGGGACTTGATGTAGCTCTATGGAGTTATCTGCATGATGGTTTAAAATTGGCAACTTATCAGCTACGTGCTGAGCGTACAAGGGAAAGAGCCAAAAAATTGAATTGGAATGAAGATATGCTGAATAAGGCATTGGACGAAGATGGTCAATTCGTGAATGATATGTTTGGAGGTCAGCACTTCGATGTGCTTGGTCTTTCCAAAAAGATGCAAACAATTCTTGATTTCATCTTCTTGTCAAAGGACTGGCTTATCTCAACAACTAGACATGCATTGTCTATCTTCGGCTATGGTTCAATTTGGAATGAGGCAAGTATCAAGAACTTCATGGAATATTACAAGCATGTTCTTGGTATAGGTGAAATGACAAAAGAAGACTATCTGAGATTGTCACGTTCAAAATCAGGTCTCCTTTGCTATGGTATCGGTTTCATGATTGGATATGAAGGTTTATCTCAATTGGTTAATGCAGCAATGCGTGCATGGGACGAAGAAAAGCAGAAGGAGAAGGCTGATGAGATACGTAAGACCAATCCTAGCTACAAGAGTCCTTACGAATTAGCATATCCTAATGGTATGCACTGGTACGACTACTTGATGCGTGGCAATAGCCTTGGGCAACAGAGCAAAATCTTTATGGGTCGCTATGCTGATGGAACAGAAATGTATATCCGTCATGGCAAGCAATTCAGGGAGATACCAGAGTTGTTCTTTGATGCCAAAGATAACTTTGCTATTCCTGGACCTATGGTTAGACGCATGTACGGAAAGGCTAGTCCGTTATTAAGAGGAATGATAGATACTTATAAATGGTATTTGTCACCTGATTATGGTGATAAGGAAATGCAGAGAAAGTATGGTGAGAACCTTGGGTTGATACCAAAACTTGGGTCTTACTATGTTCCGTTTGCCGTTCCAACTCAAAAGGATAAGGAGTTTAAGATGCTTGATTTGGTGTTCCCTTCTTCCAAGGGATTCTCCAGATATAAGGCACAAGATTACTTCAAAACCTTCATCATGTCAGAGGACAAACAAGGATTAGCCATGACTTACAACGCTTGTGTACAAAATGGTATTGATCCGGAAGTACAGTTGAAAGCAGCGATTTCTTCAGTGAAGGCTTTGGAAGCATCCGAAATGAGCGATGGAGTGACTTCCTTACAGGAGGCTAGTAAGCGATTTGATGCAGCCAAGAGTATCACGGAAAAGAAGAAGATGCGCCAGAAGATGAAGAAATTCCTCTCGCAAAGTGATTACAAGGCTTTCACCCAGAAGGAGGCTCTGGATATGGTGCAGGGCTATCTGAATGGTGATGAAGACTTGAAGGAAATGGAGAAGGCTGAAAGCAAGTACCTGATGAAGGCTAAGGCAGAGGACGTGACGGAGGACTGGAGAATACAGAACGTCTGGAACGGAACCATGGAGACTTATCAGGAGTATCAGCGCTTGAAGGATGTTGATAAGGCGAAGGCAAATGCCTTTAAGAACAGCAAGACCAACAAACGGCTGTTTGCGGCTAGAAAGGCTATCTCTGCTGCAAGAAGAAAGATGAATAAGGCTAAGAAGCAAATGGATGGTACAAACGATGCTGCCAAACTGGTAGAGATTCGGAATACCAGAAAGGAGCTGCTTGAAAAGCTGAACGGAATGGAGTAGCCTTCGGGCTACTTCACTTTAGGAAATGTTCTATATTTCTACAAACAGAAAAAGGGACTTGCTTCACAGCGAGTCCCTTTTTGATAGTCGTAAAATTCTAAATTCCAAATAAATTTTATTTTTAAAAAAAGATTAAGATCGTATTTTGAAAATTGAAGATATTGGAGCGATGTTATCCGAGAGAAGTACCAGATGCATTCTCTGGTTCCTTTTTCTTTGGTGATGCCCAGCGTATGTAATCAGCCATGCTGTCATCCATGCGCTGCTGCTCACTCTTCGGATTCTCCTTCTTTTTTTCGCCCCAGAGCCGTTGGACGATGCTATCCAAACACCAGGACCAATCGCCATCGAGCGTGACGAACTTGGATCTAGGAACAACGGTAACTGTAGAATCATTCTTCTTCTCGCCCTTTTCATCTTTACCTTCTGGGGATTCCCCCTTTGCGGTGATAGAGGTAAAAGGAACATTATTTTCCTGAAGGAACTTTTCTACATCATCTTTTTTGCTATCGCAGAGTTTGATGTGGATAGCAACCTTGTGCTTATCTAAGGAGGTAAGGGCTTCTTTTGCCTTTCCTACCAGAGATAAGTTGCCTTTATCATCTTTAGTAATGACGCAGGCTTCATGTACATTGATTGATTTACCCATGATTTAAAACGTTTTAAATGAAATGCGGAACAAAAATAAGGAGAAAATATGGAAAAGTAATGTTAAGTTGCGCAACTTATCACTAATAAGCGAGAAAAATGCGGTATTTTTGGCGAAAAATTAAGAATTATGGTTGACAATCATGTAATAAATGACATATCGAACTATGCAGAGCCGGGACCTGACTCCCTGGAGGGAGTGAGCCGGGAGCGGTTTGCCCAGACAGACAGCAACCTTCGGCTGATAGAATGGGCTTGCCAATACTTCTATGATGGCGCAGAGCTGAGAAAGAAGTGGAAGCGAGCACAGGACTTCGTGATGGGAAGACAGTTGGAAGAGCTGATAGAATGGAACGGAAGAAAAATTACCATCCGGCAGTACATGGAAATGAAAGGTATGCCTATACTGGAATATGACGTGATAGGCGACAAGTTGCTATCTCTCGTAGGACTTGTGCGCCAGCAACGCAGTACAGCCTCTTGCAGTGCCGTAGATCCGAACGAGGAGGACTATATCAGTTTCTTCAATGAATATCTTCGTCAGAACGACAACTTGAACGACAGGCAAGAGTTAGATGCAAGAATGTTTTACGCCTTCTGCTGCTTTGCCTTTATAGGCATGAAAACCTATTATGGCAGGAGGGATGGTAAGAATGGCATCTTTGACTATTCTGTAGACATCTTTAAGCTAGCTTTACCACCTTTCTTTAAGTATGACCTGAGCGATGTGGAATTTATTGCTGAGGCTCATGATTTGACTTGGCGAGAGATTATTGCTACATTTACAAATGGAAGCAAGGAAGAGGCTAATAAACTCAGTGAGATCTATCTACAGACGCAGCACCATTTTGCGCCCGAACAGACTTATCACCCGACTGGTGAAGCCCAGTATGCCGGAATAGATGATTTCACCCATTCTTCAGTAGTAGGCAAGTACCGGGTATTGGAAATCTGGACAAAAGAAACCAGACCAGCTATTTGGGTACATGACTGGGAGAGTGGAGATTGCGGCTATGCTGCTCCTGACCAGCGAGCCTTCTATGAGGAAAAGAAGCGCAAGATAGAGGAATCCAACATCATGAAAGATGAAAATGGCCTACCTGTGCTCGATGAGAATGGTGAGCCTATCTACTATGTAGACCCTTCTGAACTTAAGACCATCGAAATTAAGGATGAGGCTGAAACATACTGGTTCAGAAGATATATCACACCGAATGGCTATCTGCTGGATGCCAGGGAATCACCATACTATGTGCTCAGGGACGGATTCAGAACCTCTATCCATCCATACACCTTCGTTGCCTATCCATGCTTGAATGGCGAAGTAAGAAGTTTTACGATGCGAGCTGAAAACAATCAGCGCACCTTGAACCATTATATGATGATGATTAACTTCATCGTGGCCAATGGTGCCAAGGGTACGATGCTTGTGGATGAGAATGCTCTGAGCGAGAAACAGAGCATCGATGAAATGCAGGTGAACTATACCAAGACAGATGGTCTTATCTTATGGAACTCCAAGAATGGAGGTAAACCACCTCAGACACTGGTCAACAAGAGTATTCCGGCAGGTGTTGACTTCATGGTGAACTTTGCCAAGACGATGGCAAGCGAGGGAAGTGGTGTGCAGGGTGCTCTTCAAGGACAGCACCGGAATACCAGCGGTAAGCAATATCAGTTGGAAAGAGAATCATCATCTACCACCATACAGGACTTTGTTGAGAGTTTCAACAACTTTAAGGTACGTGTGGCCAAGAAGAAACTTTACCTGATACAGGAATTTTGTACCGCAGCGGACAGCGTGAAACTGACCGGGGATGACTTCGAGATACATTTCAATCCGGAGACCATGAGGGATATGGATCTGGACGTAGCCATCGACCTGGATGCTTACAGCCCTGTCATCAGGGCCATCAACAACGATATGGCTTGGAACTTCATGACCAGCGGTAAGATGGACCCATATACGATGCTGACCGTAGGACAATTCCCTGGTACGAACAGAATGAAGAAGTACTTCAAGGAGCAGTTGGAGAAGCTAGAAGCCATGCAAGCGCAGCAGCAAGCAAATAGCGAAATGCCTATTGCTGGAGCAGGGCAACAGCAGACTGGTACGCCAGCAGCACATCTGAAAGATGGAAACGGTGGTACAAATGATTTGGCTGCTTTGCCATCGGCATCTACAGCTACATAAAAATGATAACGTTGTATATAGACTTTAAGTTTTTTAGTTTAAAGGTAAAAAGGTTGAGGAAACCGTGATGGCTTTCTCTTCCTTTTTTTGTGTGGGCTTAAGAGATTCCATGTTTCTTCTTGTAGGAGCGTAGCTTTTCCATCTGGACGGAAACACGATACATGTAATACTCTTGCCATTGCTTCAACTTCTTGGCTCTGACCTTGTTGTCGGCATCGCAGCCGATTGCTCCCCACTTGGATGGGGTGTAGTAGTAGGAGGCAGCCTTGATGTCTTCCACGTTATGGAAGTAGCGTGTTGCCTTCCATTTACCGAGCTGGACTAGGCGACGGTAGGCAAGGAGCTGCTTGCGGTTGGGGTCGTAGGTCATGATAGCCCAATCCTTGTGGGACTGGTCGTAGAGCATGTAGAAGCGTGGAGCGCCTCCTTCCTGGTACTTGGCTAGGGTGGCTTTTACGCCTTTCTGCCACATGCGGGTTGAGCGGAAAAGCTCGATACGAGTGATTACTGGCTGGTAGATGGCTATCAGCATCTTACGCAGCAGGTTTGAATAACTTTGTTTCATTTTTCTTTTTACTTTTAATTGTTAACTTATATGGACAGGCGATGGAATCGCCTGGAACGGTGGCTCAGAGAGAGGGCTAGCTGCCACCACCTATGCCTGACAGCTCGGCTACTACAGGTGGGCGGTTGCGGAGGCGTTCTCGCTCTATATCGGACTTTGAGCGGAATGGGATGATTTCCGGGGCAGGCATGTCCTTTTCTACGTAGAGGGCAATGGCTCTAGCCATCACTCGGTCATCATGCTTTCCGGCTATGGCACCGTAGCAGTCGTTTTGCTTGTAATAGAGGAAATAGGTGCATTCATCTATGGCTGCTAGTTCTCGCTCCATATAACCACCATCACGGATGATTCTTGCCATCGTCTTTACTACTGCCACCTTGGTGTTCTTGTTGGTGTTGAATCCCCATTTCATCTCTATATTCTTCACCTTCTTCAACTTGGACTGGGAAGCACTATACAGGTTGTCGTAGAGTGGGAGGAGGATAGGGAAGAACAGCTCTGACTGGTTGCCCTCGGTATTGTTCATGCGAGAGTAAGCGGTATTGTTCTCAATGACCAGATAAGCATCATTATAGAAATGGGCTATCTGGGCGCATCGCATGGCTAACTGATCGGCATCGCAGTGGCCATGCCATTCGGCTACCAGCTCAGGAACGCCACCGTAGATTTCATCGTAACGGTCGAAGACTACTATATCTGAGAAGTCGGAGGTTTTATGTGATCCACCAATATCGCAGGCTACAATGTAACGATGCTTGACAATCTCGGAGTTGTCGGGTCCAGCCCATACCTTAAGAGGTCCACCGGAACGCTCAACAAAACGGATATTATTCATGCAAGCATCATCGGCAGCATCATAGGAGTCACCTTCGATGTCGCCCACCATGATAGGCTCAATACCCTTGCAGTCCTCTTCCATTTCCTTCAACTTGTATGGGTCGAAGACTGTAGTACCAGAGAAGAGGAAGGCCTCTACATCATCAGAAGGGTATTCCTGGCGCATACCGTCTAAATCATTATACTTCTTGCACTCGTTCACATACCAATGGATTCCTTCGAGCGTAGCACCCTTGATTTCCCAAAGCCACCAGAAGTAAGAGCCATGATATTGCTCATCTTCACGATTCTTGTATAACCAGATAACAAAGTCTATTTTCTCTTGCTCTGTCTTGAAAGGAAGGATATACTTCTCAATATCGAACCATGGCACGAAGTATGGAGTGTAGATAGAGAGGCGTTTTCCATCCTTATCGAAAGAGTTGGCACGGACCCATTCATCATGGAACTCATTCTCACGTCCGTTTGGTGTTGACTCTCGGACGATGAATGTTAATGGCACGGTGACACGGATAGAAGAAACCGCAGCGTTGATAACCTTCTGGGGAGTCCACTCGGTAGTATTCGGGAAGAAGGCTTCCTCTGTGATATGTGCCATGGCTGCATCGGCAGAACGGCATGATTCTGGGTTACGAGCGGAACCAGTCTGTATCTTGCAATCGCGTGGTATGAGATACTTGATGTTATTCTGTGTGCTTGATGTTTTGAGTTTGCGTGAATCCTCTTTAAAAGGTATTCCAATATCATAGAACAGCCATGTAGGAATGGCATTCATCAATTTCTCGTACATATCGAACACCTGGGTGGCAGATGATGACTGGTGACCAATGATGTTACTATTCCAGTTGGTCATCCAGAATATCTGAATCCATCCCATATATACATCTGTAGCAGTAGATCCACCCCACTGGCGACATTTAAGGAGAATGATCAGGATAGAGCCTAAATCTCCATGAAGGCGTTGTCTTTCAAAATCCTTTACGAGACCAATCTGTCCATGGTTGAGGAGAAAAGGTATATCCTCACCACCATCCTTATTCTTGATTCGGGCATAGGCATAGGCGAAGAAATAGAAATCGTGCTTACAGCGCAGACGTATGAGATAGCGGAAGACAGCATCGCGAGCCTTCTCTTGGTCGAAGTCTGGCATGTACTTATCGCAAAAGGCCTCTATAGAACCACATTTGATGATGGCGCAGAACTTCTTTTCCTTCAACATTTCTACCGGGAGCCAGAGTTTCTTTCCATTCAAGAAATCTGTAATGATGCATTCGAATCGAAGTCCAGGGGCATTCTCTCCAGTAATGGGACGATAACTAGCGAGGAGACTTTGGAGTCTTCTCTTATCTTCTTCAAGAATCTCTTTGAGCTTCTTATCAGAAATCTGCTGCTGAGGTCGAACCTTTAAGGAGGATTTTGCTACTGGCATTCGTTATATATAATAATGTTCAGTGTTGAATGTCAAATGTTAAGTGTGTTGGCATGTCGGATAAATCTCTCTGCCTTAGCATAAATGAAACCTAAACAGAATAGGACTATGTGGAAGATACCAGCTATGTAAGGGAGAAGGAAACCTATAGCCATACCGAGCATCATCTGCCAGAAGTAGATGCGGTGATACCGATAATACCATTGCGCAGAGAATCCCATGAAGAAAGAAATCAATACGGAAGCACCCAATACAGGTAATGCCGGATAGTATATGAACGACAACAACACGGAACAGAGCCAGGCAGCCAGTAGGCGATCGATGCGGAACTGATGATGAACCATCAATATGCACCAGCCGTTGATACCCCAGTGTATAAAGTTGGCATGACCGAACATATAGGCGAAATGGGTGTATAATGGCGATGATGGAGACACAGCCAGCGAGGCATGAAGCGGAATGATGAAAGCCATCAGGAGGATGATGAGAAGTGTAATATATAATGTACGCATAATGGAAGTGATTTATCGAGTTATGAATGATGTTTTCTTATTGCGGAAATAATTGTTTATTTTCATCTGTATGTAGCGTGGAGCCATACCCAAATTGGGCGCAGGAAGATTCAGGCATACATACACAAGATTTTTGGTATTGTACTCCTTGTATTGATCCATTTGCCGGAGACGCAAGAAATCCTGATAGAAATCTTCAAAGAGTTTTTCTTTCTGGGCTTGGTATTTGCCGAATTTAGGCTTATCCCCCTTGATGCGTTTACATACATACCGATAGGCTGTGCTATCGGCAAGATAATAGCAAGAGGCAGGCATCTTGGCGATGTAATCGCATATCTTAGCCATGGTGGTAGGATATTCTACCATCCTCTTGGCCTTGCGAAAGAGCAGATACATTTCTTGGTCTCTTTTAAGGTAAATTTCGGATATGGAATTTAGATGTTTCATACCAACAAAATTAATTCGTCAAGATGCAGAACTTATCACAAAGTAATGCGAAATTTTGCTTAATTTAGCACACAAATATTAAAAATGAACGTTTATGGCAAAAGAAACGATTGATAATCAGAATGTTAAATCAAAGCGAGATTCTTTCAGAGAGCGTCTTGCTCAGCGTTATCCCGACCTAAATATGGACGATGATGAGGCTGTTTTTAACCAAATTGCGACCGATTACGACCAGTACGACCAAAGCAAGAAAAAGATGGACGACTTCAACAATATGCTGAAAGAAAATCCTCATGCTCCTGGGTTGGTGACAGGTCTTGTGACCAAGAAAAATGCTGATGGTGGCGACTTTAACCTTATCGACTACCTGATAGACGAGCTGGGTCAGGACTACATCGAAGCTATCAATGGTGACGAGGAGGCAAGGAAACGCTTGAAGGCTAGCGAGAAGGAAAAGCTCGATGCGAGTGAGAAGCTAGCCAAGGGCAAGGAGAAACTTGCAGCCAACATGGAGCAAGAGGATAAGGAGCTTGATGAAGCCATGAAGGAAGCCAAGATTAAGCCTGAGTCTATCAATGACCTGATAGAATGGATGTACAAGCGTAGCGAGGATGGCGAAGACCACGATGATGATGGATTCGTATGGAGAGCTGTCCGGTATGACTTGAAGAAGGCAGACTTCTTGCGCCTCTTCCAGATCAAGGACTTTGACAAGGCTGTTACTGATGCTGAGGAGCGAGGCTATAAGCGTGGCAAGAACGAGAAAATAGACCAGCAGAGGCAGCTTCACGATGGAAGACAGGGTGGCAAGAAGAACATCAACATCAATGGTGGCGGTGGTGCTCCTGCACTTCCAAAGGAGAAGAGCCGGACGGAACAGGTGTACAGCAAGATGGTTGGCATGTAGGTTTCAATTAAGAATTTATAATTAATAATTAATAGTTTAAAAATTAGCAGATTATGAAACAGTTTAAGAAATGGTTTGGATTCATGGTGTCGATTGTCGTCATGATCCTGAGTGGTGGCAGCTCTTATGCTATGGCAGAAACTCCTCCTAATATTCCGGCAGGTGAAGGTGGCGGTGGCCCTACAGGTCCAACTGATGGGCCAGGTGTTGGTGGAACGGGTCCAAAGTGGCAGGGTGGTAGCCAGGAGCAGCAGGAGAAGATGAACAACTGGGACTACTATGTGGCTCATGTGAACCCTACCGTGGTGGAAATGAAGCTGGAGAGTTGCCCAATCGACCAGATTCTTCGAGCCTCGAAGCGAATGACTCCTGTGGACAGTAACCGCATCGAGTACTATTCCATCGGTCAGCGACCAATCAAAACAAAATTGACGGAAAAGGTTAATAAAACCACAAATGGTGGTTCTGTAACCTTGAAGGTGGAGAACCCTACCGTATTCGGTGTAGGCGACATTATCATGGTGAACAGCTATCTGGGCTTTAAGGACAATGGTACTGACCGAAGCGAAATGATTCCTTTGCAGTTGCGTGTAACTGAGGTAGACAATGACGGAAACCCTACATGCTATGCGCTGAACGGTAAGAAGAACAATGCACGCGGAAACAGAGACCTTCCAGAGGATATTGCTGTAGGTACTGTTGTAATGCGACTGGGACGAGCTGCTGGTGAAAAAGAGGTAGAGACAGGTAGCTACTACTCTATGCCTGACAAGAGCTTCCAGTATTGCCAGCGATTCATCATGCAGGTGGAGGAGTCTCTTATCGACCGTATGAGCAAGACCCAGGTACAGTGGGACTTCACACGCCAGGAGAAGATGGCTATGGACGATATGCGACAGGGTCAGGAATTGAGCGGACTGTTTGGTTATCGCTCTATGTCGAATGGTGGCAAGGATGTAGGTCTTGTTTACACGATGGGTGGCATCTTCTGGGAAGCAGGTAAGGATTTGCAGATTGGACACTGGGAGCCAAAGATGCGTAAGCAGGCTGATGGTACTCTTGTTCCTGTAACCGTAAAAGTGACCGTACCTGATGGGACTTCTGGAACAAAGGAAGAGGTAAAGCAGGTATATGAGTATGTGATTAGCGAGAAGGAGTTGACCCAGTTTATTGCATCCATGTTGAAGGGTGCAGGTAACTCCAGCCGTACCAAGTTGCTCTTCGTAGACAACCTGATTTACCAAGCTTTTGCTAATCTCCGCTCTAACAAGCGTATCATTACCCAGACCGAAAAGGACTACCAGGGATGGAAACTTGACTTCGAGAAGTTTGAGAGCATGGGAACTAAGATTCTCATCTATCGCCATGATGCTTTTAACTCCTGGGGTATGGATGGTAGAGCCTTCTGCCTGGATGCTCGTTATCTTGACAAATATGTATTCGGTACATGGTCACGAAACGAGTTCAACGCTAAGGATCTCCTGATTCGCAACACTGCAGGTGTGGTGATGGAAGAGTATAGTTGCTGGGTTCTGACATTCCCTGATGCCCATGCACGTGTATCTCGTCCAACCTTCACCGAAGACGGTGTGACCGATGAGCAGATTCATGAGGCTGCTTAATCAAAGCAAATGGAGCTGATAGTTTTCTAACATATATCAAAAATCGGGGATAGTTGAGGCTGTAATGGTCTCGCTATCCCTTCACCCATAAACACAAAAGATATGTATAGATTTGTAGCAAACAGTATGCTCATCTTTGTGGTGACTCTGCCTAGCGGACTTATCAAGAGCGTGGAGTTTGAACGGTGCAGTAACAATGCTTATTCTTATCTCACGGACAATAAACAGGTGGCAGACTGCATCAGAAAGCATCCGCTAACGAAGGCTGGGCGTATCATTGATGAGAGTCAGCCCGAAGAGGTGCAGGTGCAGAAGCATGAAGAAGAGCATGTGACGAACGAGAACGCCCTTCACTTCGAGAATATCACCAAGGCTAAGAACTATCTTGCCAAGACCTTTGGCGTAGATACGAGAAAGCTGAAAAGCCCCCAGAGCGTGAAGGACGAGGCGAAGAAAAACGGCGTGGAGATGGATTTCTAACATTTATAATATAATAATGTATATGGAAGCGTTGATGAGCGAACTAGTTTTAGAGGTGCGGAAGGCCATCAGTGAGATAAGCCATGATGACATGAATGACCTCATCGTGGATGACACTGATGTCATCATCCGTCAGTGCCTGGAGTCGGCGGCTAACATGTTGCTTGTTGAGGCTCCAGCTGATTTTCTTATTCCACAGCATGTGAAGGCATCCGTGTCGGGCGTGGAGCAAGATTACACGTCAATCCAGTACAAATACACCGATGGACATGGCTATCTCATCGTTCCCGAGGACTTCTTGCGCCTATATGAGTTGAGGCTGAGAAGTTGGCAGCAGAGCTTGTATGAGTTGTTGCCGATACCGAGCCAGGAGGCTAGGATGCAAGCCACACGGTGGGGGCGTGGCACGCCTCAGAAGCCAAGGGGATTCCTGACCGTGCGCAGCGGTGGCAACCGTGTGCTGATGTACTTCACGGCAGGGCGGTACAGCAGCCATGTCTCTGGTACGGTGGATAATGTCTATGACCATCTAGTGGAAGTCTTTACATATATTCCGAAGGCTAAGGTGGAGGCCGTCGGCGATGATTCGAGACTGACCGTTGCGCTCCTGGACATTTGCCGCCAAAACGTGATATACCGTGCGGCGAGCATCTACTTGGGCAGTAACCAGCAAGCCGATTTGGCTGAGCGATTTAGTAAACTTTCAAATTTTAGCTGATATGGATAAGAACTCCCTGCATTTTAAGGGAACGTACAGGAACGTGTATGAGGTCAACAGGGCATATCCGAACGGAGGTGTCGATGGGGACTATGTGGATATTAACGGATGGCAGCATTGGTGGAATCCTGAGCGTGGGACGTGGTGCGTGAACGAGAACCGTGATTCCTATTGGGACGAGGTGCTTTCAACCGTTCAAAACTTATTGTTTTCAAAGGCTTGTGTCAGCGAGAGCGATTTTCCTCTGAACCCAACGGACGAGGAGAAACGGTTTGGCTATTTCTACAATGGCGAGCTTTATCTTTGGACTGGTACGAACGGAACGGTTCGAAACGGTCAGTACAGAAGCTTTGGCGTGGTGCAAGGTGAGCGTGGTGTGGGCGTGAGCAGCATCGCACAGACTTCCACGTCAAACGTGGATGGTGGAAAGAATGAAATCACCGTGACCTTGACGAATGGTGATTCATACAAGTTCTTCACATACAACGGCACAGGACGCAACAAGGGATATTATTACAGAACCCTTGACGAGCTGAAGCAAGCAGTGCCATCGCCTACCGTGACCGATTGGGCGATAGTCGATGGCAGTGTTTACGTGTGTGACGAGGCAGGTGTGTGGAAGGACACCACCTATTCATGGAAACCCATCAAGTTGAATCCGTTTGTGACGGAGCTGAACAAGATGGATATGCCGACATCAACTGGCTACCTCTATTGGAATGGTCAATCTTTCGGATGGAAGACTCCTGTTGTGAACAATGGTGGTGGCAATACAGGCGGTGGTACAAGCATCGACCTCTCTGAGTACAGTTGGTGGGGAAGAAAGTTTGACCCTGCGTCTAAGTCGATTACAGGCGAAATGTCTAGTGTCACAGGTATAGAGTTCCAATCAACCAATGGCGAAACAGTCATCAGAAAGAAACTCCATCTTGACAAGAACGGTGACTTGTGCTTTGACGGAAACTTATATGCA